ACTGGTGCCCGGCAGTCAGCATTTCCTGCGTCGGCTCCATAGGCACCAGTTGATAGCCCTCTGGGATGCCTTGTGCACCTGCTGCGAGATATAGTTTTAATAGTGTGGCATCAGCATGGCCTGGCCCAAGCGGCTTTTTCCCACAGTAAGCAAAACAGCGGCCATCCGACTGAATCAAGTATGCTGGCTCCTGCGCCTTGAGCGCGGCAATCTCTGCCTCAGCCCGTTTAAATCGCTCTTGTGCGCTAAGAGCTTCATCCTTCCACTCGTCACGGTCTACGACGGTTTCAGCAAGCTCTGCAATCAGGGCATCAAGGGTGTCTGCTGCCTCACACGCTACAGTCCAGTCACCCAGTAAATCGTGCAACCGTGCCGACACTTCCCGCGCTTGTTCGATTGTGTTCATAGCCCTTCTCCATCCCAGTTTGACATTTCTTCTTCGGCGGCGTTACTTGGCGTGTCGTCCATTCCAAATGCCTCCACCCATGCGTCTGCGTTTGCCCACGCAAAACCAAATGAGCAATTGGCGCGTCTTTGCATGTGACGTGTGTACTTGAATTTCCAGATCAGTGCTCTCATTTCAAAACTCCTTGTATTGCGGTGATGGTTGCTACTCTGCGTTGTCTGCGAGTCGGCCCCATATTTCCTTGGTACGTCAAAGCCTCCAGCGCCTGCTCCAGCACTGTGCGCTGTGCTTTGATCGTCGCCAGCATGTCAGCCTGTGCTTGTGGCAAGTCGCCAAGCTCCATGCGCAGTGTGTAAACCTCACCCGTCAGTTCAGCCTACTTTAGCGTTGTCGCTTCCAGTGCCGCTGCCAGTTGATCACGCTCTGCTGTCACTGCTTGCATGGCTTCTGTTCCGCGCTTGTATTCAGCAGCACCGTAGGACCGCACAATATCAAGCAGATCATCCAGTTGCTTTCCGCTGGATGCGAACATTGCAAGTTCTTTGGGGAATGGTGTGGTCACAGTGCTTCTCCTATTGCAGCGGCAGCCTGTACGCCATTCGCTGCGGCTGGTTTTTAGTCTGCTTGAAGGTTGCATTCACCTTGTTTCAGTGAGCAGAACACACCACCGACAATCACATATCCGCACATTGCACGACCGTCATGCAGAGAGCCTTTCACGGTGCATTTCGGTTTTTCATTTTCCGTTGTTTTCATGATGCACTTTCAAAAGGTTTAATCAGTGCAGCATAGGCTGCTTCGGTGTGTTTCATTTCAATCCTTGAAGTTGTTCGTTAATGATCCGCTTCACCCAAATGTCGCCACCACGATCTTTCACCTTGGCGTGTACTGGCAGCGGTAGCCTGATGCGAATGACCGCTGTAGGCGCTGCTTTGGGCCTTCCTGCGCCTGGTCGTTTACCGCCTCTCATGCTTCTTGCCGCTCCACACATTTACCAAGCGCATACCCTTGGCGGTACACCTTGAAAAAGTTATTTACATGGCCATCTTGGTAAATGATTCCTCGCACCCAGTCTGCTTTTTGCTCTTTGTCGAAAGAGCCAAATCCCTTGCAATCTTTTTCGAACTGAGCCAGTAATTCATAGTGTTCTTTTGAGTTCAGCATTTGTTTCACCAGTTGTGTTGCGATGATAAATTATAGAGCGCAACAATCAGACAATGCAAGCACCTATTGACTTTGTGAACTAGGTGTTTACCCTAGTACATAAAAATAATTTCTTCTGGACAACGCGCTCCATTGTCACGATCGGCTTCGTTTTGTAAGTCTTGCACTTGTATCTGCGATAGACGCCAATGATCTTTTGCCGAGTTTCAATGCAAAGGACTGGCTCTTTGCATGTTGGGCAAATCATTTCCCAAGCCTCCAACAGGCCCACACGGACAGCGCGAGTGCCAGCGCGATCAGGGATAGGAGTACGCCTAGGCTGTTCATGCTGCACCGCCTGCTTTTGTGATGACTGCGCGGACTCTATCCAATGCTGTCATTGTGTAGTTGCCACCAAGATTTGTAACAATGTGGTTAAACATAGCTGCCAGCATTGGTTCTGCTTCTTTCAGCGCATCAAGCAGTTCCTGATTCACTTCATGCAGGCGGCGAAGCTCGGCGTCGGCTTCTACATGCCAATCTTTTCCGCGTGCAATCCACGCCATACCAGATAGCCGTAATGCTTTAGGTTGTTTCATGACATCAACCTCTCAGCAATCCAAGCACCAAGCGTTGACAGCGCAGCCAGTGCCAGCATGGCTCCGACTGCTTCCCAGAGCCAGTGCGTTTCTTCGGGTTCTTCTTTTTTGCGCAGAGTGCCTTTGGTGTAATCGTTCATGGCTTGTTCCTGTTGATGACTGCAAGTGCGACTGCTTTTTCTGGGGTATATGACCACTCCTCACGAAGAGTTGTCCCATTCCATGCGTTTGCGTACCAAATTTGATTCCCGTCAAATAACACAGGGAAAGCGTTGTACTTCGCCGCAATAGGCCAGATCACAGCAGGGTCGCGGTAGTCGAATGTGCGCCAGCATTCACCGTTCCACACCTTGAGTTCGTCTTCTTTGTCAAAGTCACCAAACACCGCAATATCAGAATCGTTGCAGCCGTTTTCATCCAACTTGTTTTCAACCCACCCAATAGCCAGCGCCAGGGCTTTGCTGATTTCAAGATCGTTCATACCACCGCCTTGTATTGTTTCTTGCCGTTTTTCACGCGGCTGGTTAATCGGCCAAGTTTCTCCAGCATGCACACGCAACCGTGTTTATGCCCGCCAACTGAGTAAATATCGCTTGGTATGTCAGCAGCTGGCCGCCACGGGTTTGACTTGTACCACTCATACACCCGGTGCGATGCGCAGCGTTTTTCAGTCGGCGGCGGGTTGCCAGTCAGCCAGTACAAACAAGTTCTTGTTTTCCCATTGCCTGACTGCTCAAATTCCACTTGTCCACGCAGCGCGGCAATTGAGTGCCGCAATTGTGCTTCGGTCAAGCCGGTGTCTTTCAGGATGTCGTCTTTCGCCCGCGCGCCGTGCTTTTCGAGATATTCAAACAATCTGGATTTCGCTGTTTGCTTGATGCGCTCGGGGACATGCATGAATCCGGGCGGGGTGTAGGCGGGTTGCCAGTGGGTTTGGAATTGCATGGTGGTCATCTTTTTTGAGCGGCTAGGAAGAAGTTGCTGCGTCAAGCGCCATGCGGGCAAGTCTGTCTAACGTCATTGGTTTGTGGTTGCTTGGCGTCTGCTTCGCTCCTTTTTCTACCGAAACAATGCTGTCAATAACAGTGATTCGGCCAATGTCATCCTGACATTCTCCGCGCCAGTTGAGTTTCCCGCTACCATTAACGCCGCGTGTGCCAAGCCATTCAAGCAACCAATAAAGCCAAGCCTCGTAATCATAGAACTTCTCGTTTTGATCCCAGACGATGGCATCGAGTGATTCAGACGGAACCCACTGCAAATAACTTCGCTCCGGGTGTACGCCATCCTGGATTAAGTCAGGGTCTTCGTTGAACTCAAGCAGTTGCTTGGCTTCTTGAATTGTCAGTGCCCGCGATAGTGCTATGTGCCCAGTAAATTTTGTTGTGTATCCCATATTGTTTCTCCGTCAGGCCGAAACAGCGTCGTACTGTTCCGACACTTCGGCAATGTGCTCAATCAATGCTCGGCAGATAGCCGGAAAGTCTTCCTCATGAAACAACTTCGCGGCTTTCACGTTCGTGGCTTCAAACCCGAGCGTTGCCAGAAACACTGATGTGACGTTGAACCCGAGGCGCGTTGAGATTTCACCGAGCGACATGCTGGGCGGTGTCTTTGCTTCGATCTTGTTAATAAATTCGACAGCGTTCCGGTCTGCAACGGTCTTCTCGCTGAGCACTGGCACGATAGTTTGATGGCATGGTGGCGCGGTGGCCAGCGTCAACTCTGCCTCCGCCGCCTTGGCAATGACTTCGGCGATGCTCCGGGCAGATTCGGCTTGCGCTGCTGCGGTAGCTGCTGCAATCTCAGCATTGGCGCGGGCGGTGGCCGCGGCTTCGGCCTTTACCCGTTCCTGTTCCGCGATACGTGAGGTTTCTGTGGCAATGCGCGCGGCTTCGGACGCCTGGTGATCGGAAATACGCGACTTCACCAGCGCGGTCAAATCGTCATTGGCCTTGAGAACAATCGCCGATGTGTCGGCAAACAGGAACGTGTGTTCACTGGCCAACTCGCGCAGCGTCGTCAGGTTCGCTTGGATCAGATCAGCTTTGGCATTGGCTTCGATCTTGCAACGCGCCAGTTCACTAGCCACTTTGTCCCGCATGGAGTCAATGCTTTTCAGTCCCTTGATAACACCCTGAAAATCCCCTGCAATGGTGGGCAGGTAGGGCTTGCCAATGCGTTGCGTCAACTTCGCGGTGTGCGTTACCAGCTCGGCCACGGCGTCACCGATGATTTTGGTTCTCCGGTTTTCTTTCTCGACTTTGACCAACTGTGTTACCAGCAGCCGATTGGTGCGCGCGGTGTCGCGGTACAGGCCCACGGTGCGGCGCATGCTGTCAATGCTTTCGGTCTGCGCCAGGGCGCCATTCTCTGCGGCGTCCAGGGCTTCCTCAGCGGCTTTGAGTGTCTTCACCGTGGCCTCAAGGTCGGCAAAGTCTTGATCGGTTTCGGGCTCTTTGTTGATGCGCTCGACATAAGCAGTCAGAGCGGCACCAAATGCCTGCAGGTTGTCCACCAATGCAATGCTGCCGTTTACCTGGATGGATACGGCGGGCAGCGACATCTGCGGCTTGGCAATCGGGGCGATGACCACTTCAGATGGGACGTATTCGGCCAGGTCAATCTCGAACTGTGCCCAGCCCGCGCGGATGCGCTCGAACCATACTGGGTCAGGCAGTATTTCCATGGACACCATATTTTCTTCGGTGCCATCAGAAACAGTGAAGGTCCAGCTTTCGGCTCCAGTGACCATCAGACACTGCTGCGGCTGGGCCATGAATTCGTCAGGTAATTCCTTTGCTGACACTGCGGCGGCGAGTTCGGAATTCCATTGCTTGTGTTCCCAGCCTCGCGTCTCTGCCATGACCAGGCCATCACAAGAGGCTGATAGCAAGCCATCGGAACAAGTTACAGGGTAGAGGTCATCGCCAAGGATGCGATTCATGATGGGCCGCGCCAGCGCTTCAGCTTCATGGCCATGGTCAAGGATATGCTCTTGCACCCAGTCGCTAAATTCTTTGGCGTTTCCGGTGTGCTTCATGTGCAGCAACTCGGTACGCCGTACCTTCTTAGATAATCCAAGCATGGCAGCCGCTTCGCTGGCGCCCCGGTGGGTAAGTCGGAATTCGTGCCAGTTATCTTCGCCTTGAACCAGGTCGTCATGGGTAATCATGCTGCTTGCTCCATTTCTATCGTGTTACTTTTTGTAGCCAAAACCATGGCCTTCTGCTCTTCACTCATGACAGCGACAAGGCTGACGTTTCTGATAATCGCCTCGGCCGTCTTCTTACCAGACTCGATCAGCTTGCGCCAGGCCGGCAGGTTCTTCTCGAAGTCGGCGTCGGAGTAGGGTGGCAATGTTTTGGCAGCTGGCTCTCCTTGATCAGTCGGTACATCGCCCTCATGCCTTGTCAGGTGGTCCACCAGAGCAGCGTCCATGTCTTCAAGGTCTTGGCTAAAGCAGTCGCTGGCAGCGGTGACATTCAGCACCATTGCCATCTTTGCTCGTTTGTTGGCCATCTTCAGGATGGTATTTGCCAAGTCGGCAGGCTCGGTGCGGATCTGATCTTGTTTGTAGGTTGTCCCGCCCTTGCCGCGTGCGTGCTTGACCCGGCGCATATTGGCTGGCGTCTCGTCAAATTCTTCCTTGCAAATAGCCTTGCGCCATTTGTACTTTTCTTCGCCGCTGGAAGCCTCACCAAGACCAGAGCCAAGAACCACGCCGCTTACCTGATGCGTGCCGATGCAGTTGACCCGGTAGCGCACGGTGTCGGCGGTGGACAGGTCAGTTACTTCGTAGGTGTCAGCGACACGAAATACCATGCAAAGCACTTCGGCACCAGCTTTGTAGAGTGTTGGCTTTGGCGTACCTGGGATCGTGCCGTAATGCACGTCTGGTTTCATCACCGCGCGCATAACCTCTTGGACTACTGCGACGTGTTGGATGATGTCAGCTACCGCCATTCGGCCAGAGTTTTGCGTATGTGCCAGCGCACCGGACGGTTTAAGTTCTACTACTGCGTTCATGATGTTTCTCAGTTAAAAAATAGTTGGTAGTCAAGACAGTTGCGCCAGGTAAGCCCAGATCACATCAGCCCAGCGCTCGGTTGTGTAGCTCACGGCCAGGGCCAGCGCGGCCACAGCCGCCGGCACAGCCAGCAGCCAGACCAGTAGCGTGCGTACCAGGCGCATGGCTTCATCGTGGTTCAGCGGTTGGCTGTCGTCGTCATCCGGCCCGAGGTCAATGATTCGGAAATTGCCCGCCTCGGGTGCAGCGCTTTGGCACACCATCTGCGTGCATGTACAGTCGCGGCCTTGGTTGCACACTTGGGTGCAGCCGGATTCGTAGGGCTTGGTCATGATGCGGCTCCAGTGGCTACGACACGTGCAGGCCAGAAACGAGAGGGCGACCAATCGCAGCGGGTGTCGGTTTCAATATGCCCAAACATGGCTTTGCAGCGGCGGATGCTCTGGCAATCACCGCATGTGATTCCAGCAGGGAGATTCATCTTGTCGGTATCTGTTGGGTCGTAATTCACCGGGCCTGGTGTATGCGCCCCGCTCATGACAAGCTCCAGGCAATGCCCAGCAGGGCCATGAGCACCAGCACAATGATCTTGCCGCTGGCGTCACTGCGGCGGGTGCGCTCGATGCTGGCGGCGTAGGCCGTACCGGACTGGCGCATGGTGCGCGGGAAACGTAGGGATGTGGGGTAGCTCATGATGTGGCCTTTAAGAAGGCTGCTCGGCAAAATTCCATGTCGGCAAGCGACATATTCAGCGAATCAAATTTGCACCGTTTCAGCGCTTCCAGCAGTTCCGCATTCACTGCTGGTTCTGGTTGGGTGGTGTAGAGTGGCGTAACGAGGTCTTCGAATTTCAAGTCTGGATCATCCGCAAGCGCGCAATCAACCGCCTCCGCAGCTTCTTCGCGCGTTGTGACAAACGTGATGTCGAACTCCGCGCCTTCTGTATCGCAAGCGAACCACACCGGCTCCACCGGCTGCGCAATATCGGCTTCCAGGGCGGCTACACCCTCACGAGCCTGCTTTGCCGCCCAGCATTCCGTGCATTCGCTTTCAAAATCTGTGCCGTCATGCTCTGGCCCAAATTCATCAAGGCATTTTTTCAGCGCGTCAAGCGCCAGTTGTTTTGTTTTCATGATGTTGCCTTCACAAGGTTTCCAAAATCGTCCACGATGCACTCGACGTGCATGTTGCTGACATTCACGCCCTGCATGTGTGCCAGCGGCAAGTTGTTGCACACCACAAAGTAGGTGCCAGACTTCTTGCCGTGTAGCGATGTGTCCCATTGCCATACGCTCATGGATGCGTTGGCGCAGCAGAGGTGGCCGTAAGTTGCGATGCCGGATTTCATGCTGCACCGCCGTTCACATGGGGGGTCAACACAATTTCAGGAGCATCAAAAAAGCCAAGCGCACCAGTGAAATTCGTAAATGGCAATATCTTTGGGTTGCGAAGCACAAACCCATAATCACCAAAGAACCATTGAGATCCGCTGTCATCGACACAATCGGCAATTTCAACGCTGCCAACAATTCCGCCGCGCTCAATTTGCTTCCAGCCGGGCATCTTTTCGGTATCGACACCAATACTCCATGCGAACTCTGATGCGTCTTCAAATTCGGCTTTGGTGCATCCTTTGCTTGCGTGAATAAGCACTGTTCCACGGAACTTTGTCGACCAGCTCCGGTTCTCAATGTCTTTGCCAGCGTTGAGAATTAACCAAGCCCAAGGCTGGCGAATGGATAGCGCCTTCATACCGTCCTCGCAATCATCATGTCGTTGTTGTAAGATTTGAGTTGTTTCGGCAGCGCCTTTTCGCAGGCGTCAATGCAGCGTGTCAGTTGGTCCGCAGTCATGATTGATGTGACCTCAGTGCCACTATGCCAGATGCGCAGGTCGACCGGATCACTTTCGCTGTCGGTGTTGAAGTAGACCGAAACCTTTCCATCGCCTTCTCCTAGCGCGGTTTCAGCAACAAAGTTTGACCCGTAGCCCTCGGTACGCTTGTACTCTGCAAGCTGCTTGACTAAGCTCTTTGGCGCAAAGCCGCAGACCTGGGATGCGAGCTGTTCCATGTCAATTTGTGCATTCATTTGATAACCTCGACAATTTTGTGATTCGAATCAAGTATGTAAGCAATGTTTGGCTTAATTCCGTCCTCACCAACATATCCAATAACAGTGCGGTCGCGCTTGCCATCAAAATAAGCGAAGTGCATCGTTGCGTAGTTGCCGCCGGTCATCGTTGCGTAGTGGCCGCCGGTCATCGTTGCGGATTCGCCGCCGGTCATCTTTGCGGAGTAGCCGCCGGTCATCGTTGCGTAGTTGCCTCCGGTCATCGTTGCGGAGTTGCCGCCGGTCATCGTTGCGGAGTAGCCGCCGGTCATCGTTGCGGATTCGCCGCCGGTCATCGTTGCGGATTCGCCGCCGGTCATCTTTGCGGAGTGGCCTCCGGTCATCGTTGCGTAGTTGCCGCCGATCATCGTTGCGTAGTTGCCGCCGGTCATCTTTGCGGAGTAGCCGCCGGTCATCGTTGCGGAGTTGCCGCCGGTCATCGTTGCGGAGTTGCCGCCGGTCATCGTTGCGGAGTAGCCGCCGGTCAGCACCGATAGCGCACCTCCTTGCAAAACGCCGCCTTCGCCACATTCAGCGATCAATCCGATCACCGAAACATTCGCAGCCTGCGGTTCGTTTAAAACAATGTAGTCGGCAGCTTCTGATTTAGTGCCAATAAAAACAACTTTTCCTCTCTGGAATTTGCACTTTCCGCCCAGCATTCTGATGCTGGAAAATTTCACCTCGACAACCAGCCACTTTGCATCAATTTGATTCCAATAATCACTGGTGTTGTGATCGCCTTGCCCATACAGCCAACCGTGCAGGCCAGACCCGCATTCTCCATCATCTTTCCAATCTGGCGCAGTTGCGATGCCGCCGACACCGGGCCAGACAAAGCCGTTTTTGCTGCTCATGTCTGAGTTGCAGCAGCGCAGCACAAGTGCTGTCTCAGATTTCTTTTTACGTGTTGCCATATTCACTCCTTGGTTGATTGACCTAGAGAGCAATTCGAAGAAGTGGCTAGGCTACGTTCGCTTAACCAGTCTGATCAGCACAGAGGGAAACACTCCCGTCATGTAGCCACTTCATCGAATCACTCTCTACCCGCCTAACTCCACTGCGCCACTTAGTAGCTAAACCCCCTAGCGCCATGCGGTTCGGATAAAAGCCCTCGTTGCGTCGGGCTGGGTTGTGTCGTTTCGTTTTGCGATGACTGAATCATATGCCAATCAATTTATCTTGTCAACACATCTTGACAATTTATTTTTCATGCGTCATAATCCAGCCATGAAAACACAATACGCAATCAAGAAGGCCAAGGGCATCAAGAACCTGGCCGCGATCTTCAAGATCACCACGACCGCGATCTACGCCTGGGGGGAGTCCATGCCTCCGCTGCGCGAGTTTCAGTTTTTAGCATGGTTGAAAAAGAAAGGCATGAAATGAATCGCACTTTCAAATGTATGCGCTGTAATAGTCAATCAACAAGACACACGCAAGCTCAAGATGTTTGTGAATCTTGCCAGAAAGAGCACTTAAAAGAGGGAAGCAAAGCAAGCGCGATACTTAATAACTACATAAAAAAACATGCTTTTTCAAAAGCAACTGAAAAATTATGTGTCGATTGTGGTTGCCGTGCTCATGTTCATGATCATCGAGATTACACAAAGCCACTTGAAGTAGATCCAGTTTGCTTTTCGTGCAATTCAATAAGAGGAATGGCTTTGGATAGTAAGCTAAGATCATTCCCAGAATCATCAAAAAAGAATAAAGTTTTAGTATCAGTCGGATTGACATCTGCGGCGTCAATCCGCTTAACCATTCCGCACTGGGCAAAGCTACGTGAGCTTATGGCGCATCATCATGGCAGAGCATGGCTTGAGGCGTTGATCGACAAGGCTCATCGCAAGATTGCAGCAAAATGAAGCAATCAATATCCGAGGCCATGCGCCAGGGCAACGCACAGCACCGCCAGCGCATCCTTGCTTTGCTCAAAGACTGCACACCGAAGACGAACCATCACTTCTGCCCGCCGATGATTTCGCAGGCGGATACGGATAAGAGCCGGGTGATTTGCAAGGCGGCGATATGACACCCGTAATCATTGGTGATGCCACTTTATTTTTAGGCGATTGCATGGATTTGCTGCCGACGCTGGGAAAGGTTGATGCGGTGATTACTGACCCTCCGTATGGCATCGGACAAGATGGTGGCGCTCAGCGCACGCGAGGAAGCAAGCGCACCAACGGCGAAAAGATGGGATGGGATTCCGGTCGGCCTGATGCGGCGGTATTTGCGTTGATGGAAGCTGCAGGCGAAGTGCGAGTTTATTGGGGTGGCAACTATTTTGCCGACTACCTCCCCCCAACCATGGGTTGGCTGTATTGGGAAAAGCGTATGGGAGGCGACTTTGCAGACGGAGAACTTGCGTGGACAAGCCAACACAAGGCGCTTCGCCAGTTTAGCCATCACAAGAAAAACAAGGGCGATGAGCACCCAACGCAGAAGCCTGTTGAGTTAATGCGCTGGTGCATTGACATATGCAAAAACCACCCGCAAACCATCCTAGACCCATTCATGGGAAGCGGCACAACAGGCGTAGCAGCTATCCAGCTAGGCCGCAAGTTTATCGGCATAGAACGCGAAGAACGCTACTTTGAAATAGCTTGTCGCCGCATTGAACAAGCTGTAGCGCAAGGCCAGCTGTTCGCGCCAGAACCAATGAAGCAATTCCAAGAGGCGCTTGTATGAGCGCCAAACAAAAGCCGCATGGTGCGCAAACACCAGCGGCCTTCTATTAACTGAAAGGATGAATTTCAATGACTGAACAAATTTTAACAAGGAAAACACTTCGCGGCGATAGAAATCAATGCGGGGCATGTTCTCAGTATTTCAATTCATCACACGCTTTTGAGAAGCACCGTGTAGGTGAGCATGAAAACAATCAACGGCGCTGTCTGAGCATCACGGAGATGACAGCAAAGGGTATGTTTGTTGGTAGTGATGGTTTCTGGCGCGGATCGGCAATGCCTGAGTCAGTTAGGAGCATCGCATGAACTACGACCTGCAACCCCCACTATGCCGCGCATCTGATCCAGTGACCAGCTTTGAGGCGGCTGACCGCGTGAAGGAATTCCAGTCCGATCACTGCACCAGCATTTTGATGGCATTGAAGCGCAAGGGCCAGGCCGGCGCCGAGCAGATCGCAGCCATGACTAGCTTGGATGCGTATCAGGTCAGGAAGCGTTTGAGTGACCTTCAAAAGCGTGAGCTGGTACAGCCGCATCAGGAAACCCGTTTGACGGCTACAGGGCGGCGTGAGAGATTGTGGGCTGCACTATGACATTCAGCATCAAGAACTGGGCCAAATTCCAGCACTTCAAAGATCGCAGGCCACCATGGGTAAAGCTGTATCGCGACCTTCTTGATGACATGGAGTGGCACAAACTAGACCCAAAAGCTGCAAAGATGCTTGTCAGTTTGTGGCTTATCGCAAGCGAGTTTGAAGGCGTGTTGCCTGGTGTCTCAACGCTTGCATTCAGAATGAGAACGACTGAAAAAGACGTCACAGACTGCGTTTCCAAGTTGTCTCACTGGCTGATACAAAGCGATATCACTCCGATATCAGACGGATATCAAACTGATACTCCAGAGACAGAGACAGAGGGAGAGACAGAGACAGACGGGTTTGATCTTTTTTGGCAAAAATACCCAAACAAAAAAGCCAAGCCAGCAGCAGCTCGCGCATTTAAGTCTGCAAAGATCAACGTCAATCTTCCTGACGTACTGGCAGACATTGAATCCCGCATTGACAGCCCTGATTGGCAAAAAGAACACGGCCAATTCATACCACACCCAGCCACCTACCTTAATCAGCGCCGATGGGAAGACGGCAAATCGCATGATGCTGGATTGGGAGTGTTCCTATGAACGGCCACGACGCAATCATTGCCATGCGCAGGGAACGCATCAAACCAGCGTTTATTTGGCTTCAGGACGCCCAACAAGCCCCGAATGACTACGCGGTAACCATATCCCCCACAGACAACCCTGAAGCGCTTGATTTGCGGTTTCTGGTGGGCACGACTGTTTTTGCTGAAAGTGCCAACAGATCACGGCTTGCATCCATGCGCAGGGCTTGCATCGACGCAAAGGCAAAACGGGTCATCACAAACCTGCACAGCCGCGACGGTTACAGCTTTGAAATTATCGAGACAACCGACACAGACGGGGTGATGACATGGCAGAAATGATCATTGCAGACGATATTGATTTCAGCTTTTACGAGCATGAAACCAATGCAAAACAAAAGGTAAAGCCTGCCAGCCTTTGGGTGCGTGAGCTGATCGAGCGCATCAAGAACCCGGTGAAAGAAATTCGCTCCGTCATGCCGTGGCGCAAAACCCACTCCCAGGTGCAATTCAGGCCAGGTGAAGTGACGGTGTGGGGCGGCGCCAACGGGCAGGGCAAATCACTCGTAACCGGGCAGGTCATGCTGTCGCTGTGCAGCCAGGATGAAAAGGTGTGTGTCGCAAGTTTCGAGATGAAGCCGATCAAAACGCTTGAGCGCATGGCCAGGCAGTGGAGTGGCTACAACGTCAACGACCCGGCGTTTCAAGGCGACAACAGAGCCCAGCGCCAGTTTATCGACCTTTATGAGCAGTTTTCAGAGTGGACAGATGGAAAGCTGTGGATGTACGACCAGCAGGGCACAGCCAATGCAAAACAGGTGTGCGCCGTGGTTCGGTACTGCGCAAAGGAAAAAGGCATCACCCATTTTGTGATTGACAGCCTCATGAAGTGCGTCAGCGGGGAAGACGACTACAACGGTCAAAAGGAATTTGTCGATGAACTGACGGCCATTGCGCGCGACAACGCCATGCACATCCACCTTGTTCACCATGTCAAAAAGCCAGCCGACGAAAACCACAAACCCGGCAAATACGATTTTAAAGGAACCGGCGCCATTACGGATCAGGTGGACAACGTGATTGCAGTATGGCGCAACAAGGCCAAGGAAAAGAACCGCGAAGCCGGTAAAGCGGTTTCGGATCAAGAGCCTGACGCACTGTTGATTTGCGACAAGCAGCGTAATGGCGAATGGGAGGGTCAGATCGGCCTTTGGTTTGATCGCAACTCATTGCAGTACGTTGGCAACGCAGGGGATAACCCGCTGTCGCTCTACAGCCATCCAGAGCAATGACAAAACAAGAGGCCATCACCTTGATCCAAAAAATCCGCGAATTGGGCGATGAAGACCACGCCCGCGAGCTTGCAACTATGGTGAGTCGCGCTTACCCAGAATGGGAGCTTCGGCAGGCTTTTGAAGCCATGAAGGGGGAGAAATGACATGCGCACCATGCACTTGTTTGCAGGCATCGGCGGCGGACTGCTTGCCGACCTCATTCTCGGACACCAGCCAGTTGTCGCTGTTGAGTGGGAACCCTACGCCTGCCGCGTCTTGCGCGAACGAGCCGCTGACGGATGGTTTCCCGGCCTGCACGTGTGGGAAGGCGATGTCAGACTGTTCGATCCATCCGAGTACACCGGAAAAGTGGATTGCATCCATGCAGGCTTCCCTTGCCAGGACATTAGCGTTGCTGGAAAGCAGGCAGGTGTATCTGAGGGAACCCGATCAGGTCTTTACCGCGAAGTCTTGCGCATCGCTGGCGTGGTTAGACCAAAGCAGTTGTTCCTGGAGAACGTATCAGCAATCCTTTCTAACGGACTCGGAACCGTACTCGGAGACCTGGCCGCGCTGGGGTATGACACAAGGTGGCTCTGCATACGCGCATCCGATGTCGGAGCGCCGCATCACAGAGACAGATGGTTCTTACTTGCCAACGCCAACAGCCACGGATCACAAGGGATCGCCAGTGGGTGCCTCATTGATAAAAAGAATGGAGATGAGCCGTGGAGTACGACTTCCCGAGCAGGTTATGAGGATTTTCAATACGCCACTTGCGCCGAGAGCGCACGACAGCGAGAACACAGCGGGGAAATATTACCCATCTCAGAGGCAGAAAGATTTGACTTCGGATGTCGCAATGAATGGTGGACAACTGAACCCGGATTGGGTGGGTTGGTTGATGGGTTTTCCAATCGGATTTGCACAAGCGAAGGGGAAATAAATGCCAATGCCATTAACAGTTCTGCCGAACAAGATTTGCAAAACTTGCGGCACGGAATTCAACAGAAAAGTGATGCCGAACGGACGGAAACAGGATGTGAAACTGTTTTTGAAGCAGGAATTTTGCAGCCTTTCATGCGCGAACACACGGGACACATTCACGCTGACGGTTCACGGGTACTCATTCAGGGCAAGGAAACACCTGAAAAGTGCTTGCGAGGCTTGCGGTTACACGAAGTCGCTTCACGCACACCATGTGGATCAGGACAAGACGAACAACCAGCCGGACAACATCCAGACTCTTTGCAAGCACTGTCACGACTTTTGGCACACGGCGCAGAAGCGGACGGGGCTGGAAGTGGCGGGGAGGATGCCAGCGCTTTATGGTGGGCAAAAGAACCAACTGTCGGGCGCGTTGCAACAGGCATTCCCAATCGGGTGGGCCAACTCAAAGGCTACGGCAATGCCCAAGTCCCATTGCAAGCCGCAACAGCCTATCGACTGCTTGGAGGTATCTGAATGACTGACAAACAAATCGCAGAGATCGTCCGAAAAGCCCATCAGGACGCTGCAGCCCTGCGCAGTGGCTGGCCCAGCCGTGGCAATCCCTATCAGCAGCAGGACGAGGCTGATTTGTGGCAGCACGAGTTTGATAATGATTGCAAGGAGCCGCGCAAATGAAAGCAAAAAAATGCAAGGTTTGCAAGAAGATTTTCGCCCCGCAAAAGATGGGCCAGAAAGTGTGCAGCCCAGAATGCGCGATTTCGATGGCTGTCAGTGAGCGCGGCAAGGCTGAAAAAGTGGCGAAGGTCAAAGAGCGCCGGGCTGATAATGAAAAGCGCGAGATCCTGAAAAAGCGCGGCGACTGGATGGCAGAGGCGCAATCCGCATTCAATTTGTTCATCCGTTTAAGGGATCGACATGCCGGACACGCCTGCATATCCAGCGGGAAGCAGCTTGACTGGGCTGGAAACGCAGTAGATGCAGGTCACTATCGTTCACGAGGTTCAGCCCCCCATTTACGTTTTGACGAACGGAACTGTCACGCGCAATCAAAGCACGACAACCGGTATGCAAGCGGCAACGTGGTTGGTTATCGCTACGGTTTGATCGAGCGCATAGGGCTTGAGGCCGTTCGTGAGCTGGAGACTGACCAGACGCCACGGAAATACACGATAGACGACCTCAAGGCGATCAAGCGCAAGTACATGGATAAGGCAAAAGCACTCAAGGAGCAATTGGCATGACCGCCACACCCCAAGACCTAGCCGCCATTGACAGGCTGATCAACCCCGAGCCACCCGAGCGCATTTACGGCTGGGTGAACACGCAATTGAGCCTGGCAAGCCACTCAAGCGGCTGCACTTACAACGGCCACCAATACAAGATCGCCTATCACGAGAAGGGTCAGCCGCTTGTCCGATCGGACGTGATCAAGCGCGAGGAAAAAGAAAAGGATGCGAAGTGGGCTGCAGTTCGCCAGGCACAAAAGCAAGCAGCACAGACAGCACAAGGGGAATTGCTTTGAAAAGAATTTACATCGCAGGCCCGATGACGGGTTTTGAAGAACTTAACTTTCCCGCTTTTCACGCCGCAGCTACCCGCATCCGTGCGCTTGGCCACGATGCGATTAATCCGGCAGAAATCAACCCTGACGCCAGCATGAGTTGGCATGACTGCATGAAGACCGACATTGCCGCCCTGGTGACGTGCGACGCCATCCACTTGCTTGAGGGATGGCAGAAAAGCAAGGGCGCAACACTTGAGGCGCACATTGCTGAACGGCTTGAGCTTGAGGTTTTCGTATGAGCAAGCGCATTTTTATCCTGCGCTCCGAAGACATCCGCCGCCGTTGCCAGGCCGAGGTATGGGATGCCGACGACAACAGCCGTGTCGTGATCTCGCCGGAAAACAGAACGCTAGAGCAGAACGCCGCCCAATGGCCATACCTTGAAGGCTTCGCAAAACAGAAACAGCTTTGCATCAATGGCGCGATGGAGTGGGTCACAAACGATGACTGGAAAGATGTGCTCACCGCTTGCTGGAATGGCGAGATGCGAATGGCTGCATTCGACGGCCGCGTGATCATGATGCCGCAGCGCACGTCAAAGATGGGCAAGAAAGTGTTTTCTGAGTGGATGGAGTATTTGGTCGCAATGGCCGCGCAATCGGGTGTGACTCCTGTTTACAAATCACCAGCGAGGGAGGCCGCATGAGAAAGAACGGCTGCTTTGATCGCGCGCCACTGAAAAGCAGAGTCATGGTGCAGGACGGTTGGGATCAATCAGGCGATACCCGAACGCCGCGCATAGTGATTATTCCCGATCCGATGACGAAAACCTGCCAGTACCAAGCTGATGACCGCTACAATGATACGCAGTGTGTAGGCTGCAAACACAAAGATTTACCAACAGAAAGTAAATTATGAAATCATTAATCATCACAGGAGAACAGCATGAATAATGCTCAACGACAAGAAATCATGCGCCGACAAGCTGAAGGAATGCGCGCTATAAGCAACGAAGAAATGGAGAAGCTTCAAGCTGAAGCGGCGGAAGGCATGCATCAGCGCGGACCATTGACAAACGGAGAGCAAGAGGCAATGTGCAACTTTTGGGGCGGAACCGCTGACGAACAAAACAACTTTATCCCTTCGCCACTAAAAACAACCTTGTTTAAGCGCTTCATATCATGGGTCCGGGCCTATCGCAAACAATCTGCAGCACGGTAATGGTTTACGGCGGATGGCGCACTGCTTGTAATTGATGCAATGGACGCGTAGTTTTATTACAATGTGTCATGGCACTAACACCTAAACAGCAGCGATTCGCAGATGAGTATCTTATCGATCTCAATGCAACCGCATCTTACAAGCGGGCTGGGTATGCTGGGACCGGAAATACAGCAGAGGTAAACGCATCTAGATTACTAAGTGGTGCTAAGGTTTCCTCTTATATTCAAACTCGCATAAAGGATCGAGAAAAGCGAACAGAAATAACACAGGATAGGGTGCTGCAGGAGTATGCAAAATTAGCATTTCTGGACCCGCGCCGGTTTTACGACGAACATGGCGGCTTGATTCCCGTTCCGTTGCTCCCGGCTGATGTGGCTGCTGCACTGGCTGGAATGGAAGTAACAACAGAGCGCAGCAAAGATGGTGATCGTGAGGCGATGGCTGACGTGAGTAAGATCAAATTCATTGATAAAAAGGGAGCGCTTGACAGCGTGGCGCGTCATTTGGGGATGTTTGTTGATCGGTCTGAAGTGAAAAGCACGGTAGGCGTTACGATCAGCATGACGCCACAAGACGAGGATTTGTGAGCTTTTCATTCACGGCAAAGCAAAATGAAGCGCTCAAGGTAGCGGCAGGCGGTGCAACGCATGTGATGCTATTTGGTGGCGGGCGAAGCGGAAAGACGTTTCTTCATGTTAGAAACATTGTCACACGCGCATTGAAGGCACCAGGCTCGCGCCATCTGATTGTTAGGTTCCGCTTCAACCACGTTAAACAGTCCATTATTCTGGATACATTTCCGAAGGTAATGAAGCTGTGCTTTCCAGAACTGATCAAGGGCGAACACTGGGATTTGAACCGCACGGACTGGTATGTGACATTGCCGGGTAGCTCTGAGATTTGGTTCGGCGGGTTGGATGACAGCGACCGCATGGAGAAAATTCTCGGAGCTGAATACGCGACGATTTATTTGAACGAGTGCTCACAAATATCGTGGGCTGGTGTGCAGATTCTGGTAACGCGATTGGCACAGCGCGTAATGCAGGTCATGCAAGGCGCACAGGAAAGGCTGCTTAAGCCGCGCATGCTATATGACTGCAATCCCCCCAGCAAAGCGCATTGGACTTTTAAGGTTTTTAGGCAAAAGGTTGATCCAGACACAAAAGAACCGCTGAAATCTCCTGACAATTTTGTCAGTTTTCAGATGAACCCACGCGACAATCAGGCCAATCTGTCGCCTGAATACCTGGAAAGCCTGTCAATGTTGAGCGGTCGCATGCGAAGACGTTTTGAGGATGGAGAGTTCGCGGACGCCACGCCCAACGCCCTATTTTCTGAAGAGCACATCGACGCATGGCGCGTGACTGATGGCATTGTTCCTGACTTTGTGCGGATCGTGGTAAGTGTTGACCCGAGCGGAGCTGGAGACGATGAGTCGAATGTAGATAATGACGAAATTGGCATCGTGGTGGACGCTCTTGGTACTGATGGCAAGGCGTATTTACTGGAAGACCTGACTGTGAAAGGTGGGCCATCGACATGGGGCCGCGTGGCAGTTGATGCATTCACCCGGCATGGTGCAGACCTGATCGTCGGAGAGACTAACTTCGGTGGCGGAATGGTGAAAAGCACGGTTCAGGCGGCAGCAGCAAAGCTTGAGATCAGGATGCCGCCATTTAAGGCTGTGACTGCAAGCCGAGGTAAGAGCCAGCGGGCAGAACCGTTCAGCGCGCTCTATGAGCATGGGAAGGTGCGCCATGTTGGCATATTCCCTGAACTTGAAGACGAGTTATGTGCCTTTTCGACATCAGGTTACACAGGCCCAGGCTCTCCAAATCGGGCAGACGCTCACGTATGGGCTATGGCTGAGCTATTTCCGTCAATGGTGGCGACAAAACCAAATGCGAAAGATGCCATGCCATTGCCCACTTCGCATCGATGGTAGATAATCCGCAAAACATAGGCTAAATCATGGCATCAAACTCACAGAAATTGCAGGAAATCCACGCCGAGGCGCTGCGGGAATTCGACCAGATCCAGGCGGCGTACCGTGATGAACGATTGCAGTGCCTGAAAGACCGGCGCTTTTACTCTGTGCCTGGCGCAATGTGGGAGGGAAAGTTAGGCGAGCAATTCGAGAACAAGCCGCGATATGAGTTCAATAAGACTCATTTGGCGGTAATTCGCATCATCAATGAGTACCGTAACAACCGCGTTACAGTAAATTTTGTCAGCAAGACCGGCAAAAAGAACGATGCGCTGGCCGATGTCTGCGCTGCAATGTATCGGGCGAATGAACAGGACAGCGGTGCGGAAGAAGCGTATGACAACGCATTTGAGGAGGCTGTAGGCGGTGGCATGGGGGCTTGGAGACTCAGAGCTGACTATGACGATGATGAAGATGATGAGAATGATTACCTGAAAATCTGCATCGAGCCAATCACCGACGCTGACAACTCTGTATTTTTTGACCTCGACGCCAAGCGCCAAGACAAAGCGGATGCCAAGCGCTGCTATGTGCTGCGATCCATGAGCCGGGGCGCGTATGAGGAAGAATACGACGATAACCCGGCATCATGGCCAAAGGTGGTGCAACAGTCCGAATTTGACTGGGCATCTCCTGATGTTGTTTTTGTCGCAGAGATGTATAAAGTTGAGGAAGTCAGTGAGACCGTGCGCGTGTTTGAAGACCTGCAGGGAGTGGAAACCCGCTATCAAGAGTCTGCATGGAGCGAAGAACTTGCCGCGAAGCTGGACGCCATTGGCAGCAAATTGGTACGCGAAAAGAAAGTGAAGCGCCGCAAGGTACGCAAGTACATCATGAGTGGCGGTGGAATCCTGGAAGACTGTGGATACATTGCAGGTCGGCATATCCCGATCATCGTGTCTTATGGTAAGAGATGGTATGTGGACAACATCGAGCGGTGCATGGGACACGTCAGACTGTCCGTAGATGCATCCCGGCTCAAGAACATGCAGATGTCCAAGTTGGCTGAAATAAGTGCGCTATCCAGCGTCGAAAAGCCAATCATTACGCCCGAGCAAATCGCTGGGCATCAGGTAATGTGGCAAGAAGACAATATCAAAAATTATCCGTATTTACTGATCAACCCAGTGACCGGCCCGGATGGCATGCAACAGCCAGCGGGACCATTGGCCTATACCCGCGTGCCGAATATTCCGCCGGCCATGGCGGCATTGCTGCAAATGACAGAGCAGGACATCAGAGACCTGTTGGGCAATCAGCAGGCTGGCGAGCAGATCGTGTCCAATATCTCAGGTAAAGCAATTGAGCTGGTGCAAGATAAGCTCGACATGCAGACCTACATTTACATGTCAAACCACGCCAAAGCAATCAAGCGCAGCGGCGAAGTATGGCTGAGCATGGCCAAAGATGTTCTTGTTGAAAAAGGCCGCAAGGTCAAATCAATCAACGCCCAAGGTGAGGTCGAGATGGTGGAGTTGATGCAACCCATGATCGACAAGGAAACTGGTGCCACGATCCAAGCCAATGACCTAACTGGGGCTAACTTTGACATCACGACCGAAGTAGGCCCGAGCAGCTCCAGCAAGCGCCAGGCGACCGTTAGGGCACTCACGGGCATGATGCAGGTCACGACAGATCAGGAAACCATGCAAGTGCTGTCCTCGATGATCATGATGAACATGGAAGGCGAGGGCTTATCTGATGTTCAGGACTATTTCCGCAACAAGCTGGTGAACATGGGTGTTGTCAAGCCCACCGAAGAAGAAGCGCAGAAACTGGCAGAAAGCAAGGCCAATGCCAAGCCAGACGCCAACACCGAATACCTGCAGGCTGCGGCCAAAGAGGCCGAGGCCAAGGCGACTAAAGCTAGAGCAGATACCGTGCTGGTGATTGCCAATGCCGAAAAGACACAAGCAGAGACGGTGCAGATTGCCGCCGAAATTGATGACATGGAACAACATCAAGCCATGCAGGTTATTGATAAATTCGGCCAGCAGCCGAACGCGCAACCGCCCGGCGCATCTACGGGCGAGACTGGAGTATTAAATGAATCTACGCAAACAAGGACTGATGGCACGACTCCAATCGCCGGTCGATGATGATGGTGAAGACACCGGCGGCACCGATACGGTTGTTGAAGACGAAGAGGTAGCAGAGGAAACCGCCGAAGAGACGCCAGAAGAGGTCGTAGTCACGATTGGCGAAGAGAAACCGCCAGAGGAAGATCAGCACGCACCGGACTGGGTACGTGAAGTGCGTAAGACAAATCGGGAGCTTCAGCGAGAGAACCGCGAGCTAAAAGCCAAGTTGACTCAGCCTGAAAAGACAGTCCAATTGGGTAAGAAGCCGACCCTTGAAGATCATGATTTCGACTCTGATAAATACGAGCAAGCCCTGGAAAGCTGGTACGAATCAAAGAAGAAAGTCGAAGCCAATGAGGCTGAGCAAAAAAAGCAACAGGATGAACAAGCCAAGGCATGGCAAGAACGCCTCGATAGTTATGGTACAGCCAAGACATCGCTCAAGGTGCCTGACTTTGAGGACGCCGAGGATGTGGCGCGTGAGGTTTTGTCTGTAACGCAGCAGGGCATCATCCTGCAAGGTGCAACAAATCCGGCCCTGGTGGTATATGCGCTGGGTAAGAACCCAGACAAAGCCAAAGAGCTTGCTTCCATCATCGATCCCGTTAAATTCACATTTGCCGTCGCAAGATTGGAGACTCAATTGAAAACAGCACCCAAAAAACCTACACTTTCTCCTGAAAAGACAGTAACCGGCAGTGGCAAAATCTCAGGCGTGACCGGCTCGACCTTGGAAAAATTACGGTCAGACGCAGAAAAATCAGGCGATTACAGCAAAGTTATTGCATACAAGAAGCAAAAACGGGGATGATATGCCTGCAATCAAATTTACCAAATATGAATTGAAATGCTTTGAAGAGCTTATTCATGGGCTTTCAAGATATGGAGAATTTATTAAGGAAAAGCAAAAGCAAAGAAAGAAAATTGCAAAAATGCTTGGGAGGCAGAGTGCGGTAGCAGAGTCGAAAATAATTGTTGACGGAGCCGGAAATAAGGCATAATTTAGACATTGGATGCCTTTAGCCGTCCAATACAGCCGTCCGCAGGCGTAAAACGCGAGTATTGACAGGCCCCGCCTCCTGAAATTGGTGAGATAGCGCGAGCAATCGCAAAACCTCACCATTTTTTAGGAGCCAATCATGGCCAATGAATTCAGCAAAGAAGAGAAAGTCGCATTTGAAGACGTTCTCGAAAAGTTCGATGACTCTCTGGTGCTTTCGCGCAACGTCAGCAAATACCAGACAGACTCTCAAACCATGGAGCGTACAAATGACACCATTTGGCGCCCGCAGCCGTACATCGCGCAGTCTTTCGACGGCACCGATGCAACGGCAAACTTTAAGGAAGCTACCCAGCTTTCCGTTCCCTCAACAATCGGTTATGCCAAGCACTCTACCGCGATCCTGACTGCAACCGAACTGCGCGACCTGTTGCAAGAAGGCCGGCTCGGTGTTGCTGCTGCTCAAAAGCTGTCCAGCGACATCAACGTCGCAGTAATGGCCGTTGCCGCGAATCAAGGCACTTTGTTCGTCAAGCGCGCTGCTGCTGCATCCGGTTTCGATGACGTCGCCCAGTGCGAAGCCATCATGAATGAACAAGGCGTGCAGAGCTTTGACCGCTACCTTGCGTTGTCAACTCGCGACTATAACGGCATGGCAAGCAACCTGGCAAGCCGAGCAACGATGGCAGGTAAGCCTACTACCGCCTATGAAAAAGCATTTGTCGGTACTGTGGCCAGCTTCGAGACTTACAAACTCGACTACGCCAACAGCAAGACCGCAGCCGCCGGTGGTGCTGGCTTGACGATCAGCACGCTTGATGCTGCACTGAACTACTATGTGCCAGAAGCCACCAGAACGGCTACGACCGGCGAGACGTCCAACGTTGACAATCGTTACCAAACCATCACCGTGTCAAGCACTGCATCCGTGGTGGCTGGCGATGCGTTTACCGTGGCGGCTCTCAACGCTGTGCATCACATCACCAAGGGCGACACCGGCCAGCTGAAGACCTTCCGCGTTATCTCGGTTGACTCTGCCACTACCATGACCATCAGCCCCCCGATGATCACGAACCAAGTGGCCTCTGACGCATCGGCTCAGTATCAGAACTGTGTGATCAACACCAAAGCCGCGAACAGTGCGATTGTGTTTTTGAACACCGTTACAGCTTCGGTTAATCCGTTTTGGCACCGTGATGCAATCGAGATTCTGCCCGGTCGTTACGCCATCCCGGACAATTCCGGCGTCTCGATCATGCGTGCTTCGACCGATCAGGGTATCGAAATGGTGATGCAGAAATGGTATGACATCAACACCATGAAGACCAAGTTCCGCTGGGACCTCCGATTCGGGGTTGTCATGAAACAACCAGAAATGGCGGGTTTGCTCATGTTCGCACAGACATGATAGTATTAAGTCAAACCTAGTACAATGCAGCCTTCAATGAACCATTTGGAGGTTGCATGTACAAGGTTTACAAGCTTACGTTTTCTTCTGGGAAAAGCTACATAGGTCAAACGAGCCGAAAAATGATTACTCGGATTACTCAACATCGCCAATCAGCGCGCACTGGCAGCCTCCTAGCTGTTCATTGCGCGTGGCGTATGTATGGTGAGCCGGTGATTGAAGTGTTGGCTGAGGCTGACTCACAAGAGGCATTACATACCGCTGAGATTGAAGCAATTTCCAGATTTAAGACGATGGCTCCATTTGGCTATAACTTGTCGATTGGCGGTGATACTGCACCATCAAAGAATGCCGAGGTTGCTGCGAAGATTTCACAAAAGGCAATTGGCAGAAAGGTTGATGATGATGCAAAAATCATGATCAGCCAGAAATCAAAAGCTAATTGGGGAAATGTCGAATATCGTGAGAAAGTGATATTGGCCGCGAAGGCGTCATGGACTCCTGAAATGCGAGCAAAAAGGAGCGAGCAAGCCAAAGCATTTTGGGCCAAGAGAAAGGCTGATGGATGGGTGATGCCGCAATCTCATAAAGACAATCTATCAAAGAAGATTGTCAGTCAAGAAACGAAGTTGAAAATGAGTGCGGCAGCCAAAGGAAAGCCAAAAGCACCAAGAAGCGACGAAACGAAAGCAAAGCTATCTACAAATGCGAAGGCCGCATGGGAAGACAAGGATGCTGCTGCAATACGAGTTGCATCAATCCGCGCAGCATGGACTCCAGAAAAAAAGGCTGCGATGGCTGCGAAAGCGGCTGAGCTCTGGAAAGACCCGGCAATACGCGCAAAACGGCTTGAGGCCATGCGCAAGGAAAAATCTGTACTTAACTCATTCAAGGAAAAATCATGTCATCCACAACCATCTATCCCCAAGGTACTGCAGAAATCACCATTCCTGCAACCGAAAGCATCGCTGTTTACACCAAGGGCACCGCAAAAGTTTACCGAATCGTTGGCTATCCCAATTTCCCGGAAACGAAAACTCTGCTGGGCTCTGTTACCGCTGGCCAGACTGTCTTCGGTGCCTATGCATCCGGCGCAACCATTGTCGTAGAGGCTGGCGCTGCTGCAGTTGAATACGCAGTTGGCGTAGATCCAGTTACCGACGCCGTGTTGATCAATCGCGTGCAAGGAACCCCAGGCGTGCTGAATGCAACCGGAGCCCTGACTGCTGCAATGATGCTGTCTGGCATCGTTACATCGACAACCGCCGCTGCTGTTGCTGGTACTGTCCCAACTGGTACGGTGCTTGATTCTGCTGGTGCCTTTGCTATCGGTGATTCGTTTGATTGGTCTGTCATCGCTACCGGTGCAAATGCATTTACTGTGACCGCAGCTGCTGATCATACGCTGGTCGGTACTGCTGTTGTGGCGACTGTCACGTCTGGCCGTTTCCGCACTCGCAAGACTGCTGCCAATACGTTTGTCACGTACCGCTTGGCTTGATGATTTGGCGCGGGGGGAAACCTCGCGCCATTAACCGGAGATCCTGATGCCGCTCAAAAAAGGTTATTCCGCCAAAACGGTCAGCAAAAATATCAAGGCTGAAATGAAAGCTGGCAAGCCACAAAAACAAGCTGTAGCCATTGCCATGAGTACAGCACACAAAGCCAAAATTAAAGCAGGTATGCCAATGTCCAAGGCTGACATGAAGGCCATGAAAGGCAAGAAATGAAAAAGCAAATTGATGCAAAATTATTCGGTATTGTTTGTGGCGCTTTGATTGCCTCAGGGTTCAAATCAGCGACAAAATACATTGACGAAAAGACTGTCGTTCGCGCAACGTGGCACAACAAACCGCGCGGAAACAACCGATGTGAATGTATGGTGGTCTCATTTGGTTGCCCGAATTACAAAGAACGCGACTTCATTGCGGCATGCAAAAAATCAGGCGAACCGCTGCCAGTCAAGAAGATTCAATTTCGCGCATTCCCGATTAAGAAGGTGAAAAAATGATCTTCCCGCGCATGGTTTACAAATGTCCCGGCCCATTGCAACGGGCTGGAGGCACTTACGCACAAAAGTGTGTTGATGATGCCGAATCGTTCGACGCTGCAATGCTTGACGGCTGGTATGCTGACATGCTGACTGCGATCAACCCGCCCGTGAAGCCCGCCGAAGTGATCCCGGATGACAATGCGCCACCTACCCGGGCTGAGCTTGAGCAAAAAGCCGCAGAGTTGGGACTGAAATTTGACGGCAGAACCAGCGATGTGAAGCTGGGCAAGATGATTGCCGATCATGTCGTGGACTAAACGCCAATTCGTACAGCAGGCTTTCCGCAAGGCTGGGCTTGCTGCGTACGTTTTCGATCTGACGCCTGATCAACTTGATTCAGCCATGCGCGACATGGATTCCATGCTGGCGACGTGGAACGCGAAGGGCGTCCGTCTTGGATATCCGGTACCGACAAGCCCAGAAAATAGCGATCTCGACCAAGAGACGAATGTTCCAGATTCTGCCAATGAAGCGATCTACCTGAACTTGGCGATACGCATCGCCCCAGACTTTGGCAAGATGATCCCGCCTGAGGTCAAGGTAAGCGCCAAACTCGCCTATGACGCCCTGCTATCGCGCGCTGCCATGCCCATGGAGATGCAGCTACCCAGCATGCCATCCGGTTCTGGTAACAAGCCGTGGCGCACGGATAACCCATTCCTTTCAGCCCCTGTTGATCCGCTGTTGGCGGGACAGGATAGCGCAATCGACTTTGAGTAAATCATGACCACAATCAACCAACTCACAGCCGTGGATACGGTATCCGGCACTGATCAGTTGCCCATCTACTCCAGCGTGAGCGGTGACGCACGCAAAGCTGCGCTGTCTGTCTTGCTGGCATACATGCAAGCCAACATCAGCACGGCAGACAATAAGGTGACGCAATACGCTGCACCGTCTGCCACTGGGTTTAGTGTGGCGATCACGGACAGCAGTTCCAGTATCTGGCTTGTTCTGACGCCTGTTGCAGGCTATGCCGCTGGGACCTTGGTACTTCCAGCCGTTGCCAATTGCATTGACAAACAAGAAATCCTCGTAAACAGCACCCAATCAATCACCACGCTGACCATCACAGCCAATGGCTCGAATGTGACTGGAGCACCAACGACGATGGCAGCAAATGCGTTCTTTCGGCTCCGCTTTGAAGCCGTTACCGATACGTGGTATCGCGTAGGATAAGGAGTAATCATGAATTTTTCACATCCCGGGTCAAATCTCACGCAAGGCGTTACGGTTGTCGCCCCTATTTATGGTGTCTTTGATTCATCCGCCAATGACAGCGACAAAAGTTTTACTGTGCCAGATGGCGAAATGTGGAAATTGGTTTTTGCTAATGTTGTGCTTGTTACATCTGCAGCTGTGGGGAATAGGCAAATCAGATTTTCAGTCGCCGACCCAAATGGGAACGATGTTGGCTACATATCTGCCGGGGCCGTTCAGGCTGCAAGTTTGACGCGAAGTTATGGGTTCATGCAAGGTATTTATCGCGAAACAACATTTGTTGATGCAATGATTCAAGTTCCGATCCCGATCGACTTATATCTACCTGCTGGATCATCTATCCGATTTTATGATTCTGCAGCCATAGCCGCTGCCGCTGATGACATGACAATATCATTTTTGGTGCAAGTATTCAAAGGCTGCTAAATGCAAATTGGCGTCCTCAATGGGATTTACTCGGATTCATCGGCTGACTTGAGAAACAGTTACCCGATCAATCTGATTCCTGTCCCCAAGGAAAATGGCGTAAGCAAGGGCTATTTACGTCCTGCTGATGGAATTTCCTTATTTGGTACTGGCCCGGGCGTTGATCGCGGCGGAATCAATTGGAACGGCATTTGTTATCGTGTCATGGGAACCAAACTTGTAAGCATCGCAAGCGATGGAGCTACGACAACTTTAGGAGATGTTGGCGGGTCAACTCAAGTAACCCTGGATTACTCATTCGATCGTCTTGCGATTTGCTCAAACGGGAATCTGTTTTACTGGGACGGAACAACACTCACGCAAGTAACGGATGTTGATCTTGGTACATCGCTCGATGTGTTGTGGGTAGATGGCTATTTCATGTCCACAGATGGGACGAGCCTGGTCGTTACAGAATTGAACGCGCCTACCGACATCAATCCGCTGAAGTATGGAAGCTCTGAGGCTGATCCTGACCCGGTTAAAGGCTTGTTCAAACTGCGCAACGAGGTCTATGCGCTCAACCGCTACACGATTGAGGTATTCGACAACATTGGAGGGTCTCTTTTCCCATTCCAGCGAATTGAAGGCGCACAGATTCAAAAGGGTGTTTTAGGTACCCATTGTGCTGCTGTGTTTGTGGACACCATTGCATTTTTGGGTTGCGGACGAAACGAGGCCCCGGCAATTTACCTTGGGTCAAATGGTGGCGCGGTAAAAATCTCGACCCGCGAGATTGATCAAATCCTGACGGACTACACCGAAGCCCAGCTCGCATCGGCTGTCATGGAATCCCGTATCTCCAATGGCTTGTCGATGCTGTATTTGCATCTTCCTGATCATACTTTGGTATATGACTCAGCTGCTTCAATCGCGTTGAAAGAGGCTGTGTGGTTCGTCCTCACTTCAGGCTTATCTGGGCTGTTTCAGTACCGTGCGAAAAACTTTGTCTGGTGTTATGACAAATGGCTTGCAGGAGATCCTACATCGTCCAATCACGGGTATCTGGTCGACACTATCGCCACGCATTACGGGTCTCACGTTCGCATGGAATTTGGGACGATGATCACGTACAACGAGGGACGATCTGCGATCTTCCATGAGCTTGAACTGGTTTGCCTTACCGGTCGTGTAGCCTTTGGGCTTGACCCAACAATCAGCACATCATATTCCGTTGACGGAGTTACATGGAGCCAGGATAAATATGTCAAAGCAGGAATGCAGGGCGACCGCACAAAAAGAATCGTCTGGCTACAGTGTGGATTCATGCGCAATTTCAGAATCCAGCGTTTCCAATGGGACTCGCAAACATTTATTTCGGTACTAAGACTTGAGGCAAGGCTCGAAGCCTTGAGTAATTGATGGCCAGCCCGCTAACTCGCGATCAATTGGCGAAATTCCTGCCTGACGCGAGGGCTATCAAGGCGTTTGAAAACCTGTTTCTTGTAGTTACAGAATCAACACCAGAAACACTCGAGGACCTGCTTATTCTGGTCAACTCAACAAAAAACCGGGAATCAGGAAATCACCCAAGGATTGAGGAATTAGAACAATCAAAACCAAGAATGGCGAATCTTTCAGCGCTGGAATCCAGAGTGCAAGAACTTGAAATGCAATTAGCACGGCGCGATACGCACGGCGATTTACTTCGTCGAATTGAACAACTTGAACAACTCATAGGGGCCTAATATGGCACTGTCATTTATCCCATTATTCGCTGCAAAGCTGGTCAACAACGCAGCCGTTGACACCTTGTTTACAGTGGCGGCGTCCCCGACAACGAATGTCCTACGTAACGGACGTGTGCGGTTTGCCAATGTAACAGCAGGGGCCGTTACGATAAAAGCATGGGCTGTGCCTGCAGCTGGTACGGCGTCTGATGCAAACGTCTGCCTGCCCACTCTGAGTATTGCAGCAAATTCGTACATTGATCTTGATTTGCCTTATGTGTCTGCCGATGGATTCGTCCAGGCCCAGGCAGGGGCGGCATCAAGCATTAACGCATCTCAGATTGACGGATTCATTCAAAGCTGATCATGCGCAGAATCTCTCACTTGAGCGACCTAAGCAATCGGAGTGCAGCCGATTTGCAGGGCATGGCCCCAGTCGTTCAGGCGATCACCAACAATTCGATTATTGAGTATCTGACGCCTGCTACTGGGTTTAACGTCACCCCAGCGGACACGACAAACACGTTGATTCTCGACCCGGCTGGAATATTGGCATCAGGCGCGGTAAATCTCCCAGCGTCCCCGGTTGATGGGCAAATTTTCTACCTGATTTCCACCTATCTGATTACGGCTTTGACGGTTTCACCAAATGTAGGGCAAATACTTCAAGGCCTTGTTTCGTACAACGGATACGCAGGATGGATTTATAGATTGGAAAATACAACATGGTATCGAATAAGTTGAGATATACTGTGCGTGCTGAGTCACCAGGCAGCCAGCAGCCGCTATTTATGGGGCTGGCATGAACTCACTCAACAGATATCAAGAGAAGGCGATTAGCACCGATCCGGTCTATCGGCTTGAATCTGCGTTGTTGAATCTTCCGCAGCCGAATATCATCACGTCGCACAGTTTTCGGCCTGGATTCTACGAGCGGAAAATCACAATCCCGCCTTTCACTGTCCTGACCGGGGCGATTCACAAAACCCCGTATTCTGTCCGTGTTGAGCAAGGATCAATCGCAGTCAACACGGATAACGGCATTTGCGTCCTGACCGCTCCGTTTTCATTCGATGCGCCTGCGGGGGTAAAGCGTGTCGGGTTCACTTTTGACGATGTGGTTTGGGTTGACGTTTACGAGAATCCAGACGACTGCGAAGATATTGCAATCATCGAAGACCGCATTTATGACCATGAAGGCGTTGGCCTTGGTGAAAACAGGATTATTGAGCAAGACCGTAATGATTACCTCGTTTTCCTGTCGCAAATTGGACTGAGCGAATCGCAGGTATGGGCTGTCGCAAGCAATCAGGCAGATCAAATCCCCATGCCTGTCGGTTTTGATGTTGATGTGCAAGATTCCGCGATTCATGGGCAAGGGTTATTCGCGTTGCGCAGGTTCACCCCAGGGGAGCTTATCGCGCCAGGCCGGATAGATGGCAAAAGGACGCCGGCAGGACGTTACATCAATCACTCGGTCAGGGCAAATGCGGAAACATTCAAAGATGAAAACGGCGACTTGAGCGCAGTTGCAACCCGCCATATTTTCCCCGGCGAGGAAATTCTGATCGATTACCGCAACTCGATGCGGGTAAATTTCGGTATAACACTCAAAGGAGAACAATTATGTCAGGCTGGGTAGCAGGCGCAACGCTGGCCGTTGGTGTTTACAGCGCGAGTCAACAAGCCGACGCAGCACAAAGTGCATCAGAGGCACAATCTGGGCAGGTTGCTGCCGGAATCTCAGAACAGCGCCGACAATTCAATGCAATCCGCGAACTACTCGCGCCATACACCGCGGCAGGAACAGGCGCATTGCAGCAACAGCAAAACATTCTTGGACTTGGTGCGCCAGGAACGCAAGCTGCTGCCTATCAAGAATTCGAACAATCCCCAGGCTTCCAGGCGATGGCGCGCCAGGGGGAGGCAGGCATCCTTCAAAGTGCATCGGCAACTGGAGGGTTACGTGGAGGTAATGTGCAAGGCGCTCTCGCTCAGTTCCGTCCTGCTCTGTTGAATCAGCTTATCAGCCAGCAATACGATCGGCTCGGCGGATTGACATCTATTGGACAAAACGCTGCTGCTGGTGTTGGCAATGCTGGCATGCAGACCGGGCTCAACGTCTCGAATCTGATGCAGCAACAGGGCGCGGCACAGGCTGGCGGAATCCTTGGGCAATCAGCGGCAAACCAGAACATGGCAAATGCCATCCCGCAAGCGCTGGGGGTCTATTCAGGATTAGGCGGAAGATTTGGAAGCACTCCAACTGGGTCATCCGGCTACTATTCGGACCCGACTATGATCCCAATGCAACCAGGTGGAGGTTTCTGATGGTAGCGCCAATCAACTACATCCAAGACGTTCAATCGCCATTTCAGGCGGCTGCACAGGGCTTCCAGTTTGGATCTGGCATCCAGCAAATGCAGGCAGAACGCGAGGCCCAGCAATTGAAGCTGCAACAGGATCAGATGGCATTGGAGCAGCAGCGGGCGTTGAGCGCGCGCATTAAATCCGTGATGTCAAATCCAAACCCTACAGCTAAGGACTACGCGCAATTGTCCATGCTGATGCCGAAAGACCAAGCCGAAAGTACCCGCAAAGCGTGGGACATGCTCGACGCTGAAAAACAGAAATCGCGCCTCAGTAAAACTGGCCAAGTACTGGCTGCACTCAACTCTGATGTTCCTGAAATCGCGCAAGATTTGCTGGCAGAAGAGGCAGCAGCCTTGAGGAATTCTGGAGATGAAGCAGGAGCAAAGGCGGCTGAGACTTATGCGCAAATCGCCAAACTGAATCCGGCAATGGCACGTACTAATATTGGCTTGTTGCTGACACAGATTCCCGGCGGGGACAAGGTTATTGAAGGGGTTACAAAACTCGGGACCGAGCGCCGGGCTGAAGAGAAAGCGCCAGCGGAATTGTCGAAGGCGCAGTCTGATGCACAAAAAGCCGCAGTCGCTGCGAAGTTCGCTGAATCCGATGCAGTGATTGATCTGCAAAAGAAAGGCTGGGACATCACAAAGATTCAAGAAGACATCAAGATTGCAAAGCAGAATTCACAGATTGCAGCCGCTAATTTGGCTATTTCAAGGGCTGGAAATGACTTGAAGCGGCAAGAACTGCAATTGAAAGTAGGAGAGCTTGCGCAAAAAAGAGACGAGACGATCAGGGCAAAAGAGGCGGATGTAGAGTCTGCACGATCCAACATGGACAACATGCTGAACACGGCTGATCGTATTTTGAAAACACCTGTTGGTGTAGTTGGATCTGCTGCTGGTCCAATTTCTGCGCGCATGCTTACAACAAGCCAAGATACAGCAGATTTTGAGGGCTTAGTAGAAACCCTTGGCTCACAAGCATTCCTGGCCCAAATCCCCAATATCAAAGGTATGGGTGCCCTATCGAACGCAGAGGGCGAGAAATTGCAAGCCGCGTTGCAAAATTTCAGTTTGAAACAATCCCCTGAACGACTTCTTGAAAATGTCCGTGAAGCGCAACGATTGATTCTCAAGGGGCGGGCAAATTTATCGAGGCGTTACGGAGTTCCTGAGTCAATCCCGGATACCCCAGCCGCAGATACGGGAGCAGGGGATATTGATGCGCTGCTCAAGAAATACGGGGGCTAACCGTGGCAACTCTGGCCCAGCTTGAAAACGCCTTACGTAACGCTGACAAAGCGGGCGACATGGATGCTGCACGAAAGCTTGCCGCCGCTATTACGTCCGCCCGGGCTGATTCTGCAAACCTAATTCCAGGATCAGTTATTCCTGAAACCATTCAACAAGCTTCAGAACCGTCGTTTGTCGATCAGGCCATAGGAGCAGGAGAAGCGGGTTTGACGCTTGCCACAGGGGCCACAGGCGGCGCGGTGGGTATGATTGGCGGGACATTAAAAGGACTGGCAGAACAAATCCTGTCTGGACAATTTGGAACGCCTGAAGCCGCTAGGTTGGTTGAACAATCTGCGATCAAAGGTGCGGAGGCATTAACGTATGCCCCACGCACTCAGGCTGGCCAGGAGCAAGTCCAGGCAATCGGTGGAGCACTTCAAAACCTGATCCCGGTTGCGCCACTAGCCGGACAAGTTGGGGCTGTAGCAACGGGCGCAAAATCCGCAGCTCCAATCGTGACAGCTACCATGCAGCGAGCGGCTGCGCCCATTCAGCGAGCGGCGCAAAGTGGCGTACAGGCTGTGAAACAGGCAATGACTAAAGCACCAGAGGCGGCCACATTTGGAGAATCTGGCGGTGCGGCTGCAGCTGATCTTGCCCAAATGCGCATTGAAGCGGCGAGAAGTCTACCCGTTCCAGTGGAATTAACCAGGGGGGCAGCAACACGGAACGCCGGGCAACTCGGATTTGAAAAAGAGCAGATGAAATCCGCAGAATTTGGATCTCCGCTTCGCCAGCGGGCCGAAGAAAATAATCGGCAGATTTTGGCGAATTTTGAATCATTTATCGATCAAACAGGCGCGCAAGCCCCGGATATTTCCGCCACTGGCCGAAGCGTTACAGCTCCACTTGTAAGCGGGCTAGCCCAAGCAAAAGCAAAAACACGATCAGCCTATAACGCGGCCAATAAGTCACCTGAGGCGCTTGCAAAGGTTGATATTGAAACCCCTGTAACAATTGGTTCTGGTGAATTTGAAATAACAGCATCTCCGATTTCATATTTAAATGAAAGGCCGACGGGCCTAAAAACCACTGCATTGGCAGATCATGCGAAACAATATGCGGTAAAACTTGGAATTGCAGAAATTGGAGATGATGGTCAGTTGATTCCAAAAACTGCCAATGTCAAGGCTATGGAGGATTGGCGTAGGGAGATTAGTCAAGCGACTGGATATGACGCAACCGACATCAGAGATTCAACAGTTTTGAAAAAATTAATCGACGCTCAGACTGATCCTGTTGCAGGACCGCTGTATCAAAAAGCAAAAGAACTTAGGCGACAGCAATCTGAGCGCTACGAGAACCGCGCAATCATCGCCGACTTGATCAGCAACCGTAAAGGCATGTCCGATCCAAAAGTTGCCATTGATCAGGTTTTCAACAAAACGATTCTTGGCGGCGCGCCGGAAGAAATAAGATTCTTGAAACGCGTTCTCCAGACCAGCGGAGATAGTGGAAAACAGGCATGGAAAGAATTGCAGGGTGCAACTGTTAACTATATCCGTGATCAAGCTACATCAGGAATGAATACCGATAGCGCTGGCAGGCCGCTTGTATCTACAGCGAAACTACACCAAGTAATTAATACATTGGATAAGAATGGCAGGCTCGATATCGTATTTGGAAAGCAAGGCGCTGAACAAATGCAATTACTGAATGAAGTCGTAAAGTATGTCAACACCGTGCCGCCTGGAACTCTAATAAACACGTCAGGAACTGCAGGGGTACTAATGGCAGCATTAGCCGAAGCTGGGGCAGCAGGGGCTATGTTTGGACTGCCTGTACCTGTTGTATCTGGACTGCGACAAATCGCATCCATGATAAAAGATAAAAAACTACGTGCAAAAATTACCGCATCACTGAATGCAGAAGGAAAATAAATGCTACAAGTCACATTCCCTTTTGAGCAATTTCTAGATACCAGTGGGAATCCATTGGATAACGGCTATGTTTACATTGGGACAGCAAACCAAAACCCGGAAACAAATCCAATCGCAGTTTATTGGGATGATGCATTAACCATCCCAGCCGCTCAACCAATTCGCACAATCAATGGGTATTTGTCGCGCAACGGGTCTCCAGCTAGGCTTTACACAAGCCCGAACATTTTCTCAATCACTGTCCGAGACAAGACGCAGGCATTCATTGCGTCTGCGCTTGATGTTTCTAGTCTTGACAGCCTCCGCACAGACCTCGCCGCATCCTCTGGTGCAAGTCTGGTGGGCTATCTGCCAGCAGGGACGGGGGCGGTTGCTACCACTATCCAACGCAAAAACCGTGAAATAAAATCCCTGTTGGACTTCATGATTGACGACCTAAAAGATGTCGTGGCAGCGGGCGTCTACACGGCCCAAGACCGGCTTGATATGTACACAGCGTGCAATAAAGCATGGACTGCTGCGCTGGCCGCATCGCATGATCTGTACGCCCCGGCTGGCTTGTATGAGATTGGGGAGTCTAGTTTCCCATGGCGGCAAGCGGTGGTTGCAACGCTGCTCGATTGCAACAACGTCACACTCTATTGCGACGGTCCAGCAACTGTTTTCGCTACTAACTCTGTCAATGGCGCTGATGTATTCCAGCTAAACGGCCTGAAGAATTTTCATGTTAAGGGTTTCCCAACACTCACCTCCACAATATCAGGATCAACTGCCGGGTCAAATGGCTGCTCAATTACAAATGGCTACGACAATCTGACGCTTGAAATCTCGCCTTACAACTGCGCATTTATTGACAAGACGACTTATATTGATGGCGGTAAGGGCTTGAGCATCCAGACCCCTACAGCGGGGCAGACGCTTGAATGCGGCACGCTGGTGGCGCGGGTGATGGCAAGAGGCTGCGTTTACGGCTTCGGGCTGGAGCTTGATTTGGTTGCGTCGATGACCAAGAAAACCAGCATTGATATTGATCTCGTGGCCGAGGATTGCCGTCAAGGTGTTGTGTTCTCGGCAGGTGCTGCCTCGGCTGCACTGACAAAAGACATGTCAAGCGGGCTGAAAGTCAGGGCGACAACGATCAACTGCATGAATGACGTGGCGATTGGGCGTGCTCACGGAATTGACGTTGAATGCAAAGTGGTGACTACGAAGACGGCGGCAGCGCGTATTTTGAGCTACACCGGGGCGAAGTGGTTTGCCGCTGACACTGTTGCGGAAGTGGGGGCACTCACCGTGGCATACGCCCACAACGCCAATGCCAAGGTCACAGGCAATAAGGGCGCTTGCGGTTACAAAGCGCAAATTGGTGGTGCAGCGGCGGGGTCAAGTGGATTACCAGCGGCTAGCTACCTGTCAGACTTTGATCTTGACATCACTGGCACATCTACAACAGGTGATTTCGCTGCGATTGACAGCGGTGGAAACGTGGCGAGTAATTGCTCTTTCCGATTCTCCGAGGCGTTCACGACCGGCATTGGCACAGAGCTACAACTCACCTCACGCAATAACCGCATTTTGTATTCTGCCGGTGCATCAATTACTTTTGGCAATATGCGGTTTCCGGCAGTGCAAGCACCATCAACAGACCCCAACACGCTTGATGACTATGAGGAGGGATCGTTCACGCCCGTTCTGGCCGACTTTGGGTTGGCGGCAGAGGGCGCAACCTATTCGATCCAGACGGGTGAATACACAAAAATCGGTAACAAGGTTGACTTTTCGTTAACACTTGCGCTGACGGGGCTAGGAACGCTTACCGGGACAGATTCCGCCTTCGTTATTGGAATGCCATATGCCAGCAAGGCTGCACGGCTTTTTGCGTTCAACGTCAGCTTCACATCAGGGCTGAACATGGCAGCTGCGGCGTTTTTACAAGCCCGCATGGCAGGAGGCGTTAGCTACATCGAACTGAGAAAAACGGCTTTCACATCTACATCAGGCGACGCAGCAATGACCATAAATGAGGTCAGTATTGACGGTGTATTTGTCGTTAGTGGGACATATTTCACGGCGACTTAAAAATTACTATTTACGGGCAAGGAAATTTGAAAGTAGATAGCTAAAGGCATTACCAAATCAATAGATATTTAATACGTCTACAAAACTTTAAAAAAGGACTGACCCCATGGACATCGACCCACAAAAACTAATCGCCAACCCGCTCTCACTTGGTGTTGTTGGTGCCTTGATCAGCCTGCGCCTGGCTCCTGGCAATAGCTGGCTTGAGCGCTTGTCCAACGTGGCCATCGGCAGTGCTTTTGCCATCGTCGGGGCGCCTGCAGCCTGGGAGGGTTTCGGGCTCAAAAGCTTGTCCATGCTGGGCTTTTTAGCTTTTGTGATTGGCATGTTTGGGCTCAGTCTGGCGGCCGCCGTGATGGCCGGTTTGCGCGAGTTGAAGGTGGGAGAAATTCTGACTGGCTGGCTCAGCCGCAAGGGGTAAGACCATGCTCAACGCACTCAACACACTCATGTCGTTGGCACTCTCGGCATTTGCCGGGTGGGCCGTGATGTCGCCCTGCGTGCGCGACGGCATCGTGATCAAGATCGGCCTGGCGCTGGTGTCACTTGGCTTTCTGGGCGCGTTTTTCCTCGGCGTGGAGCCAGCAGGCGCCGGCCCGCTGGTATTCGCCCACGCACTGATCAGCCTGGGCCTGCTGATTTGCGCTGCGGGCTATCTGTGGCGTACCCGGGCGCAGCGCTCACGCATGGCACACCGCCGCGCCACTGACTGGCTGGAGACACGATGAGCCACGTCCATATCCGAATCAAGAAAGGTTGATATGAAACTCACCATTCACCGCCGTGAATCCGTCGGCGGCGCCACTATTGGCAAACTGCACATCGACGGCGTTTTTGCCTGCGCCACGCTGGAAGATGAGGTGCGCGAGATCGAGGGCGCGCCGGTGCTGGATTGGAAGATCAAAGGCGCCACCGCCATCCCGCAAGGCATCTACCGCGTCACGCTGGAGCAAAGCGGGCGGTTTGGCCCGGACACGCCCACCATCAACGATGTGCCGGGCTTTAAGTACATCCGCATGCACGCTGGCAATACGAGCGCGGACACTGAGGGCTGCATCCTGCTGGGCATGCAGGCCACCGAGGTCAGCCTGGTCGGCGGCACATCGCGCCCGGCGGTGAACCTGGTCAAGCAAGAGCTGCGTGGCGCGATCGCGCGCGGGGAAGCGATCACGATTGAGATCATTAATGCAAGGGGTCTGGCATGAACGACGCTTTAATCAAGATCGGCGTCGGCCTGGCGCTGCTGGCCGCGCTTTTTTTTGGAGAGCGCTACATCGAGGGCCGTGGCGCGGCGCGACAGTTGGCGGTCGACACCATTGCCATCGAAAAGCAAAAAACGGAAGCGGCCGGCACATTGGCCACTGAGATCCAAAACACTCGCCGCGCCGAACAGGCGTTGCAAAACTTCAAAAACACCCAGGAGCGAAAAGATGCAGATCATCAAAAAACAGTGGCGGGCCTGTCTGCTCGCTTGCGCGATATTGCCGGCCCTGCTGGCAGGCTGCGCGACCCCAACGCCACCGGATGTGGGGGCGGTGGTGGTGGCGCCCCGGGTGCAACTGCCGCCGCCGCCGGTGATAGTGCAGCAGACCCTGCCGAAGCCGGTGGGCTACTTTCAGCAGAGCTTTCTGGATTACTTCGAGCCCGACTCAAAGAGGCCGACGACATCAACAGCGCCTACATCAGCTGCCGGGCAGATACATTTTCAGTGAGAGCGCAGCCCTGACATCGAATTTCGTTTACCAGGAATGTGAGGCCAAAAAGTTTCGCATTCCATTTTTACACCTGGTGCAAAGCTACGGTGGCGATCTGGCCGAAGTAGCTTAAAATACGGGCTTGTAAGGTTGTTTCTGAATAGCACGTTTTTAGACCCTTGCAAGTTGTTGATTTTGCTGGTGAATCTGGCAACTAAACCGCTTGCAAATCCGTCTAGCCAAGTTCGACTATTGGTCGCGCCTACAGCATAAACATTAGATTCAGCACTATTCATTATGTAGCAGTTTGAATCTTGATGGGTGATTTCTTGACATCATCTGACTTGATGCCGTGCAACAGATCAACCATATCCCCAAAGCGGAAATGCTCAACTCCGTCAATGACTTTGACCGGGAGTTTTGCTTTAGCAAGAGCTACGGAAAGAGCTTGCATGTTCATGCTGCTTTCCTTACAATGCGGCCAATAGCGGCCTTTAAGTTTTCCATGGCTAGGTGGCTATACCTTCGGGTACTTGCTACGCTCCTGTGGCCCAGCACAGCCCCCACAGTGTGAATATCAACCCCGTCCTGAATCATGGCACTCGCCTCCGAATGCCTAACATCGTGAAAATGAAGCCACGGCATTTTGACTGCCGAATTTAAAGCAGGGTATCTCACCAGACCGTGCCAATTCGTAAACTTTTGTTAGGGATAACCCTAGCATGGTTGAAACCTCATTTGCGTTGATCAGCGTCATGTGTTTCGCTCCTTCAGCTTGGCTTCGATGGCCCGCGCGATCACATAAGGGTCATACGAAAAAGCATCAACGCAAGTCTCTTGCATTTCATCCTCCGTCAGACCCACAAATTCACGCTGGCAAATGTCTTTTGGATCAATGCGCTTGTCGCCAATGGGTTGCTGCGCTGGTTGCGCCAGTGCTGCCTTGATTGCATCGATGGCCCCTTGGTGTGCGTCGGCCAGTACCTTAAGCCCGTCAATTTTTCCTTTTCTGGACGGGTAATCGCCATACCGGCGAACCGCCTCGGTATGCGCTTCAAAGACCAAATCCACCGAGTTCTCCAGCGCATCCAGCGCCAGTTTCAGTGCTGCGTCTTTCATGAGCCCTCCTTGATGTCATCATCAAAAACACGGCGCAAATGTTTACGCCACAAAAACGCGCCTTTTGCAGTGGGGTGACGTTCTCCAAACCACACGCCATCCAATTCACCAGATCCGTACAAGAAGTTCAGCATTTCAATCTGCTCGTGGAACCCGCTCATGTATGCAATGGTCAAATCGTCGTTTGGCTGCTCTTATGTTGGCACTGGGGGCGCGTAAACGTCGCTTACTGTCAGGTTTTTGGTGATAACCTTCTCACCATCAAACCATGTCTTTGTACAAACAATTGGCTCCTGCTGCACTGGCTGTGCGTAATAAGCAGTCTCAAGAATCTTTCGCGCATCATGCGGAAGTGTGAAGCCCTCCAGCACTGTGAAGACTGCTTTGCTAAGTGTGTCTGTCATGATTGCTCCTTTGCTGCTATCAGCATTGCTTTATACACAGCCCTGTAATCCTCTGGGCCATCTTCACTACCATCATCAATCACTGGACACTGGTGCCCGGCAGTCAGCATTTCCTGCGTCGGCTCCATAGGCACCAGTTGATAGCCCTCTGGGATGCCTTGTGCACCTGCTGCGAGATATAGTTTTAATAGTGTGGCATCAGCATGGCCTGGCCC